AGGTATGCGGCGCGTTCTGCTCACGCCACTCGCGCGCGAGGTAGAGGAGCCAGTGCTCGGAGACCGGCGGCCACTGGTGCGTCAGGTCTCCATACGCACGGCCGCTCCCCCAGTGTGGGACGATGATCTCTGCCGATCCGCCGGGCTTCAGCACGCGGTAGAGCTCGTTCGCGAAGTGGATCCGTTCCGGAGCCGTCAGGTGTTCTACGAAGTGAGACGACCTGGCTTCCGCGACGGAGTCGTCTCCCCACTTCCAGAGATCGCGAAGATCGCAGACGATCGGCTGACCGAAGTCGCGCAGGTCGACGCCGACGAAGCCTTCCTTGGGGCTCTTGCCGCACCCGAGATCTAGACGGAGATCGCTCACCAGACGATCCCGGTCGCGGAGTCGACGTGGCCGACCTTGACGGAGCAGTCGACCGCACAGCGGTAGCCGTGGCTGCGCAGATCCTCCCACGCATAGAGGTCCTGACTCATCATCGGTTCCTTCTGTGTCTTGAACCACGGACGCCGCAGATTCGGATCCCGGAACATCGAGAGCCGCCAGAGCGCAAATCCCATGCCGACGGCGTTGCATTCGACGAGCTCGCCGTTCACCGGAGGCTGCGGACGGAAGTTCCAGACGTCATCCTTCGGGTCACCCCAGATCTGCGGATACCCGCCTTCGCCCTTCTGGAAGTAGAGCCCCGAGATGCAGTGGAGCTCGGGATGCGCGTCCATCCGCTCGAGCAGCTTCAGCATGCTGTTCGGCCGAGGGAGGTTGTCGTGCTCGACGGTCAGCATGTACTCCCAGTCGTGGAGCGCTGGCTCGTCGAGAATGCCGGCAACTGCGGTGGAGTACGCCTCGCCGACCTCCATCCCCATCGCGAGGACACGCATGACGGGATTGTTCGGAGGCATCGAGAGATTCCAGAGAGACAGCGCGACCTTTGCTGGGATCAAATCACCTGCAGGGATCACGATGATGATCCGTTGTCGCTTCCACGAGCCGCCGGTCAGAACGCGCGACCGACCCTCTTCGAACTCGCCGTTGTGGAAGCCGGCGAAGTCCTGGACGACGAGCTGCGGCTTCATGCGGCCTTCTTCGCGTCCTCTGGGTTCTCAGGATCCGGCGTCGCCTCCGGATCCTTCTCCGGCTTCGGAGCCTCCGACTTCACCGCGTTCCGGCCATCACTGGTCAGTGTCAGCCCGCGCCTGTCGAGTTCCTTCTTCCAAGCCTCGATTTCTTCGAGCACCTTCATCGGCTCATCACCCTCACGCCGGAGGGTGTCTGGGTGACTTCGCAGCCCGGCCTGGATCGCCTGGACCATCGCCGGGATCTCCTTCGCCGGATCGAGCAGCCCGAATCGCGGTGGCGTGAACTTCACCGGCATCCTGAACTTCGGCACCATCTCCGACTCGCGCACGAACCGATTCCAGATTGGACGGCAGAGCTGCGGGATGACGAGCTGCCACTGATCCGCTTCGATCATCGCGCGGAACTGCACCAAGCCGCCGCGGTGAGAGGTGTAGGTGACTTCCGAGAGATCCCCCGTCAGGAGCTCGTACGGAATGCCGAGGCCCGCGGCGATCGCGTGGAGTTCGACGCCGAAGAACTCCCTGTAGCCCTCACTCGGCTTAGGATCGAAGAACTCGATGTTCTCCCCCGCCCTGCCGTAGTGGTACATGCCTGGGGCGAACGTCTCGGTGCGCCGGCCATCTACTCCGATCTTCGTCGGCCCGACCGACGAGCCCGGCAGCGGCGCGGGTGAAGTGACGAACCCGACGGAGCACGCCGCGATCTTCTTCCGCAGGAGCTCGGCGTCTGCATAGCCGTCGATGTCCCAGAGCCGTCGGATGACTGGCGAGAACTCGCTGACGCCCGTCAGCTGCCCCGGCCGGAGCGGCCGGTAGTAGTGCAGGATTTGAGTCGCCGGGATGCGCTCGCTCTCCAGACTGAAAGGCAGGAGCGGAGAGTTCTCTCCGGGATGAGACTTGAAGAGCCAGTAGGCGACCGGGACGATGCCGTCGTACTCGATCCCCTCTCGGATCTCGCGCGAGGCGCTGAGGTGCTCGTTCTTCGTCGTGTCGATGAAGTCGGACTCGAGCACCTGGAGGCGAAGCGGAACGTCGTCGTCATCGACCGGTTGCGGAAGCATCACGAAGCGTACGAGCGCCTCTCCGGACTCCACTCGAGAGCGCTCCGCGAGCGCCAGAAGCCCGTAGTAGTCCGAGCGACCCGATAGATCACAGCGATCGATCCAGCGCTCCCAGCGCGCGTCGACGCGCGCGTTGTCGCGCTTGTTCTTGCTGTCCGCCGACGCGAGGATTCCCGTCCCGATTCGATTCGAGACGAGAGTCGCGGCACCCTTTACGGCGTACGGATTGTCTCGAAGGAGGGACCTCACGCGCTGTCGGAGCGTGAGGCGATCTATTGCGATCTCCGCGTTCGCGGACGTCCCACCCGTGACCCAGTTCTCCTCTCGGCGGCCCCTCCGCGCACCTTCGTAGGAGAGCTCTGCGACGGCACGCCGCGCAGCAATTCGCCGCGCGCCGGCGGTCGGCAACAGGTAGAAGATCAGCCGATCGAGCCGTGAAGCCTCAGTCACTTCGGAAGCTCGCGAAGGTGGATCGCCCAGCTGTCGAGCCGGAGAGCTCTGCCTCCGCCGCGGCGATTGCACCGTCGAGTTCCGCGGGCGAATGGTATTCGACCCTGCGTCCGTCGCTGAACGTGATCGACTTCGCACCTGACGCTCGGATGGCCTTCAGCTTGTCGATGTCCGCCTGCGTGTACGGCATCGAGCTACCTCCGCCTGAGCCAGTCGCTTGTGTCACCAAGCCAATCTGAGCCGACCTGCCGAGGCCTTGCGGGCTCCTGCTGCTGCGCGATTAAGGCCGCTGCTGCCTGCGACATCTCCGGGGGTTCCCAGAGCACGCGCGCTCCAATCCTGGCGACCTCACCCTCGAGATCGAAACCCTGAGCGCGTAGACCGGCGAGCGCCGCGTATGCGTACACGGCGCAGTCGAGCGGCTCGTTCTTGATGCTCTCGTTGCGGAGCTTCCAGGTCAGCGTCGGGAAGCCCCTCTTGTCGCGACCTTCCGTCAGCTTCTCGGCGCACAGCCCTTTGAAGAACTCCGCGTCCACCGTCGTCGGGAAGTGCACGTATCCCGGGCCGGACTCGGCGATGCCGAGACGGGAGTAGATCTGCCCCTTCGCTGCGTCCACTCGGAGCGGCCAGAGCGGCACCTTCGTCGACGCCTTGCTCGGACCTCTAGGCCAGAGCTCGCCGGGCCCCCCCTGTCCCTTGACCGCGAAGATGAAGGCGCTGCCACCATCCGGTGTCACGCGCCTGAACCGCGTGCTGCAGAAGTCGTAGGCTGCCTGGGTGTGATGACCACCGGTATCGACGCAGATGCCTCGGATGAAATCGGCGCCGCCGAGCTCGCGTACGAACGGGACCAGCAGCCAGGCATCGAGCGCGATCCAAGCCGCGCTCAGAACCTCACCCGCCTTGGTCGTCGGATCCCCGTAGATGACCTGGTGCTTGAGGAGCCAAGATTCCTCGCCGGCTCCCCAGCCGTAGACCGAAAGCTCGAAGCGGTTGTCCTGCACGTCGACGCCGGCAGTCAGCACGGCGACCGGCGCCGGGACGACGGGACGGCTCAGGCGCTCTGGAATCTCTTCTCGGCGTGGCAACAAGCCGGTCTCGTCCACCGTCTTCGAGAAGTGTTCTTCGTCCCACCACTCGCAGAGCACCGTGTTGATGAAGACGCGGAGTTCTTCGCGGTTGCCCTGGGCTCGGAGCCACTGTGCGACGATGCTGCGCAGTGAGCGCCCGATGACCGCGAGCGCGCCGAGCCGGAAGCCCGAGATCCCGCGGAACGCCGCGGCAGCCTTGTAGAACCCTCGTCGACTCGCGGCCCAACGCTGAGCGTCGTTCCAGCACGAACCGCATGACTCGCAGACGTAATGCGCCGTGTCAGGCTGGCTCTCGCCGGCGTCGTCTTTGTCCCAGTGAACCTGCGGCCACTTCAGAAGCTGCTCTCGGCCGCAGTCGCCGCAGAATGCGAACCATTCCTGCTGATCGCTCTGCTGCCAGATGCGCCAGAGCCGGCTGATCTGTCGGATCCCGGGTGACGATACGTAGACCTTGACGGCGTTCCAGTACGCGGTCGTTCGAGTCTCTGCGAGCGTGACCGGATCGCCTTCCGTTCCAGCGCTACGCGGGAAGCGGTCAATCTCGTCGAAGAGCGCGACCCTCTTCGGGTACATTGCCAGCCCGGCCGGGCTGTTCGCACCGACGAGCGTCAGCTGCCCGCCGTCGTACTCCTTGTCGAGGATCGTGTTGCCGGAGTCCCGACTCCTGGCTTCCTTCACCTTCCCGCGAAGGCTCTCGCTCTCGCGCAGCATCGGAGCGACCCGGTGCTTCGAAAGTCGACTGGCCATGTCGACGGAGTACGTGACGAAGATCTGCGGGCTCGGATCGACGTCGATGAAGTAGCCCATCGCGTTGAGCAGGATCTCGGTCTTGCCGCCGCCCTGGGATGCAGCGACGTA